GGCGGCCTCTACCTTTAGAAAAATCGACGAAAAAGACTTCAATAGAATTATTTTTACTGGGCGAACTACCAAAGCTGGTGATGAAGAATACACAGAGTTTGCCAACTATATCAAACCATTCATCAACAACATGGTGCGTGGCGGCGAACAAGTGGGCGATCCTACTTCATTTTTAAAGAACTTTTTAACCTACTACAACGGCAAGCAAGAAGCTGAAATTGCCAAGTTAAAAGGTGGACCAGACAGTGCCGCGGCGCAGGCCCGCATACAGAAGATCAAAGAAAAAGAAAAGTTCATGGCCGATAATAGCAACACATTATTGGGTATCTTGGCCATTTACAAGCGTATCATTGAAGCCAAAGTAATGTTGCTGCAAAAAATGCAACAAGTTGAAAATATCGGCACCTTTATCAAGACTGACGATGGTTATAAAGTAACTGCACCCGAAGGATTTGTGGCCATTGGGCACGACGGTGGCGCAGTCAAACTAGTAGACCGCATTGAGTTTAGTCGCCAAAATTTTGCTGCAACAAAACCATGGAAAAAATAAGCTCAACCGCACTTATTTTTAGTTTTGGTATAAATAATTACATGCGTTAATTCGCAGATTTTACAAAAGGAAAAATAAAATGGCAGTATTTACAAGAACAAATGGTAATGCACAAAACATAGTCAGCGTTGGCAACATTACACTAAGCACAGAAGCATCCAGCGCAAACGTATTGATCAGCACAGGTATTGGTAAGCCAGTACAAGCATTTGCTATCAACAGCGCCGTATCAATGACAACAGAATTCGGTACTGGTGAAGGCGTAGAGACACTTCTACGTGTCATCGGTATTAACTCAACATTGCTAGCATACCAAGTTGGTACAGCTAACAACGGCGCAGTTGCCAATGGTTTGTTGAGCGTTTTGATTGAAGACGCTGGTGAGACTGCGGCCGCCCTACAGACCGCTCTCCGTGCAGCAACATCATCGGGATTCAACACATCAGCTATTGTAGTTACACAACCTGGCCTACGCCTAGCTGAGTAATTTTAGCTTAGTCTAAAACAAAAAGGCACTTTCGTAGTGCCTTTTTTGTTGGCTATAAATATCTGCATGAGTCCTCTTATTACCTGCATGACCTTGATAGACATTACTGAAACTGGTGTAATTAAAGGAGCTGGTCAAGGTCGAGATCAACAGCGTAATTGGGAAACTGTACTGCAATTGTTGGGTCTCATGACACAGCCATTAATAATAAAATCTCCAGTTTGTTTCATCAATGAGAACTTAGAGTATTTTGAGTTCGGCGAGTTCTATCAAGGCAGTCACAGTGTATGGGCATTTCAGTTCAGAGGGGAACGAGATGACTTTTACGCTGTGGATCAGCTTGAACAAGACTTTGAACAAACGCCGATCGTACTGGGACTTGAAGAAACTGCCCGCTTCATGTTGCCCATATTTCACTCCTACGGAACATTAAAAAACATATATTTTATTCAGAAAGAATCGCTAAATATAAATTGATGCTCCGGCACCCTTATGGCACTCTTTACGGCTCACTTAGACACACTATTAATTGCATCGCGTATCCTTATTATATAAAGCGAGATTCCAATGTCAAAGACAACAGCTATAGAAAAAGAGAACCTTGAGGCGCACGTAGAGCTCTGTGCTGAAAGGTATAACCAATTGAACGAAAAATTAGACAATCTAGACCGACGACTCACCACCGTTGAAGAACATCTTGTGGCAATCAGGGACTCAATCACCAATAAAACAGGTGGCATAAACAAGCAACTAATTACAATAGGTACCACAGTAATGGGTGTACTGGCGACCGCGGTAATTGGGTTGCTGGTGCATTTGGTAAACAAATGAAAATTGTAGAAGTTACCAAGCAGTTACAAGTGGCCATCACAAATGAAGAGGCAGATGTGCTGCTTCAATTTGACGAAGACACACCTGTCGTGGCCAAAGGTGATTTAAATGACCGCCAACAAATGATGGCAAATCAACTAGTTAACAAAAACTTATTATTAAGAATCAAAGAAAATGGTCGCACCATCTATAAAAAACGATCTGGGTAAACTACTAGTCGACCAAGCGATGACAACCCTGGACAACTGGGCACTTCGCGAATTAACACATTTAAGGAACACTGCGGATTTTCCGATTTGTGTTGCTTTGAGCAACAAATCATGGGCTGTTGGCAAGTACACCATGCATCAACTGGGATCGCATCAGTGGTCTGTGGTTCAAGACTCTAGGACTGTGCATGTGTTTTATAGCAAACAAGCCGCAGTATTTTATTCAGTATTCAATCAGTGCAATAGATTTAAATCAGCAGACGATCTACTAGAGTCCGATCAAGCAGTGGCCAAACACAACGACGAAGTTGAATTTTATACTCTAAGATTAGCCAAACAAACCAAAAAGACAGATGAATTTACTCAGCAGCTGAGATGGATCAGATACTTGGATGCCAAAGCCAAATTAAAGACAGCCAAAGAAGAATTAGACAAAAAATTAAACTATGCCAAATTCAATAAAATTTGGGACTCGGGCTTGAAATTGTAATAGTTTTTAACATTGTAAAGAATTTGAAACTAACTAAATAATGTATAAATCTGGGAAAAAGATACTATGAATTTAAAAGAATTAGCACCACAAACTACAAAACGCCTTAACAAAGTTATGGAAAGCCGTTTTGGCTTTTCAATTGACTATGATAATTTAACCTACGCCAAAGCTCAACGCCTAAGTTACGCTATCAGCGAAAACTTATCCAAGATCCGCAAAAGCTACGGCATTCATACTGCTGAAAAGAATCCCAAGTATATGGAAATGCTTATGGTTCAAGAAGGATTGAATTCTTGGTTGAATCAACAAGAGCCATTGATGGAAGGTGAGCTGGAAACAGCCGAAGCAGTATTGGCGGCCAAAGACATGGTTGATTCAGTTCAAGACATGATTACTGACGCCAGCAAGATGCTCAACGAAGAACTACCTCCACTGTTGGATGTTATTCGTGACCAAGTTGGCACAGCACAAGCCGATGCTTACAAGAACACTGTGACTGGCGCACTGCAAGGATTAATGGACAGTCTGAATAGTACTCGCGATGCCTTGGACAATGGCGCTAGATCATTGGCCGGCGAGCAAGTTGCACAACCAATGGACATGGGTGGCAGTGCCACTTTAGGTGGAGCAGCTGAGTTACCTGCTCCCGAAGTCAATGACTTTGACAGCGAAGATGACGACGGATTTGCAGCCACTGACGCAGCAGCCGGTGACGACGAGTTGGGCAGAGAACGCCGTTAATTGTGAGAGCCTCAGATTTTTTACTTGAAGATGACGAGCCCAGTGATCAATACGCAAATATTGTCACTGTGCTTGATCTTGTGCAGGAAAAAGTCCGCAGCGGCGAATTGAGCGACGAGCTACCCACTCAATTCATAATTCGATTGATTCAAAATACCGGAGTTTCAAATTTTGATTACACGGATTTGATTGCTGCCAACGAAGCAATCAAATCAATGAAGAACATTGTAAAAAATATAACACCAACCAAAATTTCATTTGTCAAAGATATTGGTCAATCGGTTGCCAATGCACAAGATGTAACAGCGGCCGCGGCCAATCCAGAACAAACAGTATCAGATATGGCAAAAAGTGCCATGAAGCGTAGACAAAGCTGATTAGATACTGTATAATCAACTAAGGAGGATAGCATGGCCTATTCAGAAAAAGTTGTAGATCATTACGAAAACCCTAGAAATGTAGGTAGCTTCAGTAAGGAAGACGCAGATGTGGGTACTGGCATGGTAGGAGCTCCGGCCTGCGGTGATGTGATGAAATTACAGATCAAAGTCACCGATGGAGTAATCACAGATGCAAGATTTAAAACATACGGTTGCGGCAGCGCGATTGCGTCAAGTTCGCTTGTTACTGAGTGGGTCAAAGGACGTACCCTTGAGCAGGCGGAAACGATCAAAAATAGCGAAATTGCTACTGAGCTTGCCCTTCCCCCTGTTAAAATTCATTGTTCAATACTTGCAGAAGATGCCATCAAAGCGGCGGTAGCTGACTATAGAATCAAACATCAATGAAGATACAACACGATACATTTGATGTACTGGATGCGTATGGCCGACATCTAAAAAATCTTGTCCCGGAGGATCGTTACACAAGATTTGGTTATGCAGCCAATGACCACAGCATAGATCAATTGATCTTGGGAATTCTTTACAAGAAGTCATATAATCATTTGTTCACTGCAAGAAAGAATAATATCATCGTGGGCTTTGGGCATGTGGCTGCTGAAGGAGATGACTGGGAACTGGCAGTGAGTGTTGACCAACAACACCAAGGGCAAGGTGTTGCTGACCAATTGATCAAGTTCATGATCGACTGGGGCAAGGTACACGGCATACACAGTGTGTACATGCACTGCATCAATGACAATAAAAAGATTCAGTACTTGGCTCATAAACATGGATTGCGAATGGTAGAACGATTGGGGTCAGAGTTGACTGCACGAGTAGAATTGCCTGTGCCTACTCCATTAGATTATAGTAATGATTTTATGCGTGAACAAATTGAACTTTTGCAAAAAATGGTCCAGCTACAACAACAACTGTTTAAAAATCTAAATCCATTAACTTATGCAAAACACCACAATATCAGTAACTGACGCAGCAGCCCGCAAGATTACAATGGCTATCAATAAAAGAGGCAAAGGTCTTGGTATTCAAGTAGGCGTCAGGACCACTGGATGTTCGGGTTTGGCTTATACCCTTGAGTATGTGGATAACCCTAATCTACACTGTGTACGACACTACGATTCCAACGGAGTGCGAGTATTCGTGGATCCCAAACACCTTCCGTATATTGACGGCATGACGGTAGATTACCGACGAAACGGCCTCAACGAAGGCTTTGAATTTATCAACAAAAACGAACGTGACCGCTGTGGTTGCGGGGAAAGTTTTCGAGTTTAATATGTTAATCAATAAATTTAATTATACACCTATCAGCAGAGCCACGGTGGACGGTAAACGCCACTATTGTTTACCCGACGGATCTAAAGTACCCAGTGTGACTACTATCTTAGATCGAACTGCTCCGGCTGAAAAGAAACAAGCACTGCAAAATTGGCGTAACAGAGTGGGCACAGCCAAAGCACAGGAGATCACCACTGAAGCCGCAGGGCGAGGCACACGAATGCACAAGTGGTTGGAGAACTATGTAAAGAATGATATGCTGGACGAACCCGGGTCAAACCCATACAGTTTGCAAAGTCATGGCATGGCCAATATTATTATCGCCGAAGGTTTATCCAATGTGTCTGAATATTGGGGTGTAGAAGTGCCAGTATACTACAGTGGCTTGTATGCTGGTACTACAGATTGTGTGGGTCTTTGGAAGGGCAAACCAGCAATTATCGACTTCAAACAGACCAATAAACCCAAGAAACGCGAATGGATTGACGACTATTTTATCCAGCTGGCTGCTTACAGTCAAGCACACAACGAAACACACGGAACCGACATTAGAACAGGCGTTATTTTAATGTGCAGCGCGGATAATCTATATCAAGAGTTTGTGGTAGAAGAAGCAGAATATGACATTTGGGCACAAAGATGGTTCGACAGAGTGGAGCAGTATTATCGGGAAAACTAAATACTGTATTAGGAAAAGAATATCATGGCCATAGTTCAAATTTCACAAATTAAACATCGCAGAGGTACAAACGAAAACTTGCCACAGCTGGCCAGTGCAGAACTGGGCTGGAGCGTGGATACTCAACAACTCTATATCGGCAACGGCACACTGGAAGAAGGTGCTCCTGAAATTGGCAATACTGAAATTTTAACACAGAATAGCCCTATACCCGGAGTCCCTACCACACAAAGTCAAACTCTAAGTTTTGGTACCACGGCCAATGTGGTATCCTCTGCGTTTACCACTGCCAATCCTGGTATTACCATAAACTATACCATATTGCGTGGCGGCAATGCCAGACAGGGCTCATTGAGAATAGGTCAGTTTTTAAGCAATCTTGCCTACGATGAAGAATATACCGAAACTGCAGATGTCGGTGTCACTTTTGTAGTAACTCAAATCAGTAATGTCTATGCTCAGGTCAGTGCAATAACCAGCAACACCGGATACAATGCCAGCATCAATGCCAATCTAAAGTTCACCAGTTCAACTCTTACCTATTAATATAATCAATCCACATGTGGAATCAATTACCCAGTGAACGCCTCCGCGTTTGGCAGGAATTTCGAAAATCAATCAGTGAAAAATCAATCGAGCAAGCGCTCAATGACACACAGCATCTTTGGAGTTACGCTCCTTATGTTGCCCATTACCTAACCACAGATCACATCGAAGAATGGCCCGGTCCCTGGGAACTGCTCTACGAAAATTATTATTGTGATCTTGCAAAAGCTCTGGGAATAGTGTATACTATACAGCTCAGTGAACACGAATTTGAATTAGATATAAGAGTATACAAAGACCCAAGTACCATGGAGCCGTATAATTTAGTGTTTGTTGACAATGGAAAATATGTGCTTAATTACATTCACGACGAGGTAGTAAATAAAGAACAAATCGATAAAGATTTAAAGTTAGTCAAAATAATATCCAGCGAACAGTTGGGACTGAATAAATTACAATAAGAGAAATCAATGACAGCAATTCAAGTTATTAAGCGTGATGGCCAAAAGGTGCCGTTGATGCTGGAGAAATGGCAGACACAGATCGCCAAAGTGTGTAAAGGTATCGCAGATGTTAGTCAGAGCATGATAGAAATCACTGCTCAACCGCATTTTTATGACGGCATAACCACAACAGAAATCGACGAAATTACACTGCGGGCCATAGTCAACTTGGTTGATGTTGAGAACAACCCGGATGTTGGTCATGTAAACTATCAATATGTGGCGGGCAAGCAGCGCCTAAGCATGCTGCGCAAAGATGTATATGGCAGCTATGATGTGCCATCACTGTACACGATTGTACAAAAGAATGTGGCCACAGGTTTGTATACGCCTGAATTGTTAGAGTGGTACACTGAAGATGAGTGGGACCGAATGGATTCCTTTATTGACCACAGCAAAGATGAACTGTATGGCTATGCAGCCATTGAACAATTGATTGAAAAATATCTAGTAAAGAATCGTGCAACAAAGGAAACTTATGAAACTCCACAAATTAGATACATGGTCGCGGCCGCTACTGTATTTCACTCAGAAGAACCGAACTCGGCAAGAATGCGCTATATCAAAGAATATTACAATGCAGCGAGTGATGGTCTTTTTACTCTTGCTAC